TTGCTAATCCTATGATTGAATAACCAGCGGCAATAATAGAAATTGCTATGCCTGAAAGTAGTGTTAGTATTGCTAAAAACATAGTGTAATATTTATCTTTATAGTTGTTTAGGTTTTTCTTTTGGAGCAACTGCGTTTGTTTTTGAATCTGGTTTTATTTCTATTTGTACTTCAGCAACTTTTTGTTCTTGTTCTCTAATTGTATCTACAATCCAATTGACTCGTTCAGCATAATCTTTTGTGGTTGAATATGCCTTTAATGTTTTGATTAAAACTTTAGCATCAAGTTCTTGTCCTAATACTAACATTCGTGTTCTAACATCCCTAAACTCCTCATATGCTGGATGATTATTTAAAAGTTTTACAAAAAATTCTACACCTTGACACTTTGTAGGAAATACTCTAACACCCCAACCTTTCCATTTAGTTCTACCCTCTAATAACATATGTGGTACATCTTTATCATAAGTTCTTATACCAAATAAGTTATTACCTTCTACTGCAAATCTACTTGTTCCCCAACCTGACTCTAATGCAGCCATACCAACTATCATTTCTGTAGGTACTCGTTCAAACCTAGGTGTTTCAAAGTTTACCCAATCAACACACTTACGAACCGCTTGTACAAACTGTACATCATTGTTATAATTAAAAGCAGGTTCTTGTAAACCTAAATTGTTTGCCCAATTTGTGTAATATGTTTCTATATCTTTTTTAATTAGGTGTATAGTTAATGGATTAGGTAAAAAAGTACCTATTAAAAATATAATTAAATATGATACAATAATAGATAAAATTATTTTATAATTGAATTTAAATCTTTTTAGCATAATACTCATAACCTCCCCACTCAACACCATCACTATCTTTAAACGAAGGTATCTTTACTTGATAAAATGTTAACTCACTTTTTAACTTATCTACTTTAGCAAAAATATGTTCTGCTTGTTTTAAAGTATAATTATCGTAAATATCTTTTGCCCAATTACCAGTGTAGTATAGTTTACCTGTGCCTGGTCTGTTTGATGGTTTTGCTAATTCAGTTAATTGTATTATTGCCTCGCCTATTTCTGCTTTCAAATAGCTATCTAGTTCTTTCACTTGTCTTCTCATAATATATCTCTCTTTTTATAGGTCTAAACCTATTGCGTTAAGTTTTGGCCTAAAACTATAAAATAGTTTATTGTGATTTCCAGTATCACCTATATTAGCCATTTGATATAGATGTACCATTTCGTGTCCTAAAGTGTCCACAAATTCTTTTTTGTTATGATATTCAGGCAACATTTCTAAATGATATACTCTTGTGCCTTTTCTTTTAAACTCTCGAGCAACTACTTGCCCATAACAAAACTTTTTACTCTCGTCTTTATATATTTTTTTAATTAATACATCATTAAATGGTGATAATTTATTATTAAATATTGTTTTATTGATAATATTGAAATAATGTTTAATATCTTTATAAGTCGTTTTATATTTTTTACGACTTGACAATTCACGCTTCAAAATCTTTTTTACTCTCACAGTTTTATCTATGACCTTTCTTGGCATTATTGTCCTCTTTCCTTACTAGTTTTAAAAAAAATCTTTTTATATAATCTAAAACTCCTATGAATAATCCTGCTAAGATTATTACTTTTAACTCCATAGGTATTGATATAAAAAAATCAATCACTATTTACAATCCTTGTCTTTAATTTTAGAATCTTTTAACAACAAACACTTGTGTGTTTTATCTAATTCTAATCTTAATTGTGTCATCATATTATCCATAATGTAAGGTAAGTATTGTTGTAATACACTTGTCATCTGTATAGCGAATTGATGACCCATTTTTTGTAGTTCACTTTCTAATAATTTAGCGTGATCTACGTTAGTACCGTTTACTGTAGATTGTATCACGTGACCTATAACTGCTGTGTTATAATCACTTATTTTCTTCTCATCTGCATTTGCTAATGATGAAAACATCCATAGCATACCTGCAAATAGTATATTAATTAAAATCAACTTCTTAAACATAATGTAGTCCTTTCACTTTATTAATTATCATATATTTATAGTAACACACTTTGACAGACTTGTCAAGCGTTAAAAAGTGTTGATTTTATTGAGGTTTTGAGGGTATATATGAAATATACCCTCTAAAAGTGAGTATTTACTTAGTGATTCTAACGAAATTATCGTCCCAATCAAAGGTTTCTTTGACCATTTGAGCGGTTAAACCCTTGTAAATATTATTTAAGTTCTTATTTTTGATTGCTATTAGGACTTCAGCGTCTTTTTGTTGTAATCCCTCTAACATTTGTATAAACATAGTTTCTTTTTTTAACTGGTTTATTGTGTTATTACCACCAACTACAAAGTGATATAACTTTTTTGCTTCTGACAATAAACTAGTATGTTCAGTACCAGCAGGTGCCTCATTTGCAATATAAGGTGGTATACCTTCTGGTAAATCCCATTCTATTTTAGGATCAAATGCCGCCTTTAACAATTGCCTCATTGCAGGATTGTCGTGTTGTTTTAAAACAGCAATCTTTTTAGGTTTGTCTTTTGCGTTATTGATTTGTGTAAAAATCTCGTGTACTAAAGGTTGTCCTGAACCTTCCATACCAAGGCCTTGATTTAAGTTTTTTGTTGCTATAGCCATAATTTCTCCATTTTAAAAGTCATTAATCTTATCTATCAAAGACTTCAATTTTTTATCTATAAAATAATTTAACAGTAGCGACCTGTCTTTTACTTTATAGTTCTTATATGTATTTATAATGTTTGTTTCTATCGTTTGTGGTATTTGCGATAAGTCTATTAACTTCTTATTTCTATTATAATACTTCTTTGTTTCTGCACCTAATGGTATGTTATCAATATCAATCCATTCTTCTAATTGTTTTTTAGTTACTGGTTTTTGTCTTTCACCTTTTACAAATACATCATCTGCACTCATTATATTAGGTACACCGTCTGATCTGTCACCTTTTATAATCTGTTCTCTTAAAAACTTAACAGGATCCTCATTTTCACCAATATAACCTTTTAATAAAGGTGACCATTGATATACGTTACCATAATGTTGTAGTTGTACAAAGTCTTTATCACCTGAAACAATTAGGTATTTACTTTCTGTTTGTTGTTTAACTAATGTAGCAATAATATCATCTGCCTCGGAGTTCTCTACATACATTACAACGTATGAAAAGTTATCTCTTACCTCATTCTTAATTTCTGTTATGATATTAAAAATATTATCCCAATCAAATGGGCCGTCTAATCTTGCTTGTTTTCTACTATGCTTGTAATTAGGAAAGAAATCTCTACGCCAAGGATCACCTGCGTCTGAACACAATACCATTGTACCGTATTCTTCTTTAAACTTTACATTGAAACCTCTTAATGAGTTTAACACCATATGACGTATCATATCCTTATTAGGTTTAACATCACCTTTGCCACGTACTTGTGCCATTAGATTTGATATTAAAACTTGATTAAGGTCTACGAGTATCATATTCTTGTATAGTTTTTTTTATTGCCTCTGGTACGTTTTTATATGGATCGTTTTTAGTTCGTAAAGATTTAGTACCTATGTATAACGCAATTGTAAAACCAATTACTGTTAATGTAGTTCCTAATAAACCTAATGCTAGTCCGTAAGTAAGTGTCATAAGTATTTCTTTTTATACCATTTGTAAAATGCTTTATCTTCAAAGTATTCTGCAATGTGATTAGCAGGAACCTGATCGCTACGAATACAATCTGCTATAGATTGATATTCTTTTTTAGAGATAGTTACTCCAATGTCTTTCTTTGTAGATTTTGCCATTTGATTTTGCTTTTAATTGTGATTTTAAAATTTTAATTCTAAACTTATTACCGTCTATTGTAGTATTCATCCAACCACAATCTTCTGGTTCAAATATTTTTTTAAAAAACTTATTTGTATTTTCTAATGCCTTAATTTCGTTTTGTATTTCTGATTTACTTGCCATATTTACTCCAAGATTTGTCTAGTACATAATACCAAACACCGTTTATCATAGGTTCTACGATTGCGTCTGCACCTGCAAGTTTCCATTCTGCACCTGTAATCAATCTGTTACAAGTCATAGCAATAACTATATGTCCTATTGTATAGATAACAGCACGACCAATACTAGTACCGATCATACTTTTTAAAGTTCTATAAATTCCGTTTCTAAATTCTGTCATAGTGTGGTGGGGGCGCCGAAGCGCCCCTATCCTTAATTATGCACCGTAAGCAGTATTACCGAATAATGCCTTTTGACCAGCAGCGATAACAGCTTTTGATGGAGTTCCTACTCTATAAGAAACACCGTTAGATGATTTGTTTGTGTAAATCATCACACCTTGATTTCTCAATTTACCAATCATTTGAGTTGGTGATCTTAAATCAAATTTGTTTCTTAATGTTTTCCAAGTGATTTCTGCACCTGAATTTAAAAGGTTTAGTACCTTTTGTGTTTTAGATATTTTAGCTCTTGCCATTTTATCTTCTCCTTTATTATTAAATAAAAATTTAAACATTGTGTTTAAACTCCTTTCACATTTACTATTTTACAACCTGTGAAGGCGATTGCTTTTGCAATTTTGTTAGACATCTAAATCTCCATCTGGTTCAAAAAAACCTTGTGTTTCATTTAGATCCTTTAATTCTTTTTTAATTTCTGTACTAATCGGTTTAGGCGATTTAGTAGGTATATCTAATACAGTTGAATAATCAATCTTTGCTGATAGATTACCATTTCTACTTGTTTTTAAATCAACCATTTTGTCTGTTAGTTTTTGAGCAGGATGACTTAATCCAAAATCTCTATAAATCATACCACGCATTATATCAACTAACAATGCTAAATCTTTTGTAAATTGAGGTTGTTGTGTTCTCATTGCTAAATCAACAAATCTTTTTAATAAGTCCATACTAATATCATCAACTGCCGTTTCAACAAATTTTTTAGTTTGTTGTTTTTGAATTTCTTTGGCAACCTTTTCACCCATTTTTCTTCTTTGTTCATCAAGTTCTTTACTACGTTGATTAACAATTCTATCGGTAGGAAAATGTATTATCTTATCATCACTCACTAATAATCTCACCTTTAAAATTCACCTTTCCCTTTTCTACAAAGTATTCTACTAATTGATTATAACCACCGATTAATACGTCATCAATCTTTATTTGTGGCATTGTTCTAACTTTTTTACCTACGTGTTCTATTAACTTATCTACATCGCCACTAAAATCTTTTTCAAAACTTTTTTCTTCATACTCTAGGCCAAGACTTTTTACAAGGTGCTTGGCCTTGGTACAATACTGACAGTTATTTTTACTGTATATTACTATCTTCATTTTTGTCATCTTTTCCGATTAAGTTTTCATATGCTATTTGTGCCTTTTCTTTTACATTGTAAGCGTCAACAGCTTCTGCAATTGTGAAATTATACATTTTATTGTATTCACCCATTGGCAATCTTAATCCAATCCAACTTCTATAGTAACCATTTTTAGTTATTGTTACATCTTTAGCAAAGATTTCATAACCTCTAACTGGTGTATCTTTAATTAAGTTTACAATTGTACTCTCAACTTCTGATACTGTAGTTTTGTTATGTTGTTTACCCAATTCTGTAATGAATTGTTTAGAAGATTTATTCATCTCCCCTTTAATAATATCAGCTAATTCTGCCTTAGCGATCATCATACCTTTTTCTATTGCAAGATTAAGGTCTGGCGATACAGCAGTACCGACACCAAAGATACACATTTTATCTTTGTCTTTACCGAAGGTTGGTGTATTACACGCCTTCTTTTCAGAAAAATCAGCCATATACCATTTTGGTACTTGATTTAAGACTTTACCTTTTTCTGATTTCATTTTATAAGAACCAGCACAGTTTGTTAGTAATAAACTAGCAATCAATACTGATACTACTTTTAGTTGTTTCATCATATATATTATTTTACCTCACTCTTTACATTATATACTATTTCTTGTGCTTTGTCAAGCGTTATTTGAATATAGTTCAAAATATCATTAAAACCTATATCCGTTTGAGTTACAATTATAGCAATTAGAGCGATAATGATTAGATTTTTAATCATTGTACCTCCCATTCACCGTTCTTGTTTAAACACGTCTTTCCGAACGACTTAAAAACGTGGTTTGGTCTACTGTAAAATCTACAGTATTCTGGTGTAGCAACATCACGGTAATAAAATTGAGCAAATAGTTCCCAATAACTAGGACCATCTGGTCTTTTTCTACCATCACTACACTCCAAAACTTCTTCTTTAACTATAGTGTTTTCATTTTGTTTAATTATAACTTTAACAAAACAATATTGACCATCTACTTTTTTAGGTTCTATAGTTGTAATCTTATCGTAATATACTTTGCCTTTGTTCTTTTCTGCCTTTTCAATCTTATCTAATACAGTTTCTACTTTACTTACTGTAGGTGTAAAATCCATACCCTCTTTTACTACAGGAATAGGATATGTTTGACCTGATAAATCGTGGTTATCTGCTAACGATTCTGCATATCTTTGAAATGATAACATAGCAAAAAATATAATTGCAAATAATATAATCTTACTGATTTTTGACATACTTACCTTTCAATAAAAAATCTTTTTCAACCCAACGACCATCTGGCATTTGACAAGCAGTACCAAAGATTGTATTTCTGTTCACACCACCAACACCTAATAACGGCCATTGATTAGTTATATCTACAACAGCGTCATAATCTTTACACTTAATAGGTCCTTCGATATAAGACCTTGTAGTTTTTATAATACCTGAATTACCTGTCTTTTGATTGTACCAGTTTGTATAACTTGACCCACCAGGACCATTGTTTAAATGATCTACAAATACTGCGTTGTGTACATCATAATCTGAATTGTACATAATTTCTGCACCTGCAAATGAACCGCCTACAGCACAAGCAGCGATTATACCAGGATGAGTTGCACCCATTTCTACACAAGTTGCTGTAGTTGTAGTTGCACCCAAAACAGCACCGACTTGTGATCGGTTAGCAGCACAATTAGTTATTAATAAACTAATTGTTAAAATCCATATTATTTTCACGTATCTCATCACAAATTTTTCTTTGGTTTTTAGTTAATATAACATAATGTTCAGCAGTATTATCTACTACAAATTTATTAAAATTCTTTTCCTGCCAGAAAGTATGTCCTCTGGCAGAAATAGGTCTGATTAAAGTTGTGCCATCATTATTACTAGTAAGATGGAAATCCATTAGTCATTAACCTTTGTTAAGTTAGTAAAGAAAGATTTAATCTTTACCCAATTTTTACCATTTTGCTCTTTAGCAGCCTGCCAAGATGCCTTTTGATATTCTTTAATATCTGTCCATTCATTGACGATATAATTTTTAACTTTTGTGTCAACAGTTTCATTTGATTTTGCCATTGACATAGTTAATAAAGTAACAATAGTTATCAACATCATTGTTCTCATATTATACTTTCCTCCCCATTGTTTTAAAATCCTTGGCGTCAACCACCATATAAGGACCTTTATTGTACGCCACACTAATTGTTTTACCAGCAGGAAGTTGTGTAGCATAAACTCTCTTTGCTGTACTACCACCGATATTATTACTACACGGTATAGAATTTTTTACTTTTAAATGTGATAAATCTAATTCACCTGGTTTAGACTTAACATTT